AGCCATAATTTAAACCATATTTAGAGGTAAAGGTCCATCAGTTCTTGTTACTGAGAAAACATAAGTTCCCGCAGCAGGTGTAACTGAAGCATTTGTTGTATTAGCGAATTGAACTGTCAAAACGCCATTTGTTAATACATCGCACTCAGCAATAATAATACCTGCTGTTTGATTACCATTTAAACCAACTGCGATAACTTGGTCAGTAGTTTGTAAGCCTGCGATATTAAAATTTTGTGCTGCTGAAGTATAAGACGCTACTGCAACAGGTGTTAAAGATGGTCCAATGAAAGTCGTGGATAAAACATTACCACGAGTGATTGTTGTAGATGGCATGATTATTCCTTTATAAGAAGTAACTTTAATTATAAAACAAGTAATAAAAAACCCCTAATTAAAGGGGTTTTTTATGCTCAATTAAGAGTAAGTGCTGAAATCATAGCCATAAACGTATACGTCCATTGTAGCAGCTGCACCTTGTGCAGTTCCTACGTTGAGGTATAAACTTTGACCTGATTGGATTGCTGTTGATGCAACAGTTCTCTGGCTTACTACTGTTGAGCCTGTTAATGCGGATAAAGCAGCATTAGCAACAACACCAGTTCCACCGGCAGATGGAGCAGTAAATAGACCTGCTGCGGCTGTTGTGAGGGAAGTTGATGCGTTGGTAAACACTACGTTAGAAACAGAGTAGTTAGTAGAGTTGATGATAGGCAATACTGCTTGATCACCTGTTGCATTGACGTTTACACCTGTTGCGACTGCTAACAAACGAATTGCTTGGTTTGATAGTACGCCTTGTGGATGAATCGTTACTGTGGTTGCTGGTCCTGGATTAGACATTTTATTTTCTCCTTAAAATTAAGCTGCGATACGGCAAGCGAGTTCAGGATAGAGCGGGGCCCATCCGTACAATACATCTAAACGAGTAGGAATACTGTCGTTGTTAATTGTGTATTGACGAACAATACGCATACTCAAACCGATTTCCTTATCAGAGGCACGACCTGCAAAATGGACACCTTCAGGTAGCTCTAAATCTGCTACTGCGAGGGTAAACGCATTTCTATGCATAATCATATTCTGTGGAGATACTGCACCAGTTGAATTGAACTGAGTTACCGCAGCAGATGCTGATGGTGTAGGGATCGATACGTTCTGGAACTGACCAGCAGCAATAACCGCAGGAGATACAGTAACAGAAACGCTTGAACCTGAAGCAATCGTAACAGCAGACTTAACAACAAAGTTGCGTAACTTGTTTGAACCATACGCTTGACGATTCTGTGGGTTAACTGCGTAAACACCAGCGATCGTGAATGTATCACCGGCATTTAATACTAAGTTACCAGTATTGGCAGCAGTCAAAGTGATTGTTGAGCTTGATGCCCAGCCACTTGTTAAGAAACCAGTTGCAGTTGTAGTCGCTACAGATGCAGTAACAGTAGTTGTGCTGTTGTTACCGAATACTTGAGCCTGAACGTTTTGGTCTAATTTCCAGTTCATCCCCGCGGAATCGCGCCCCATAAGTCCTTTGCGATACTGTTCGCCAATTGCTTCTTGAGGTACGAATAAACCTTTTAAAGAATCAACAATCGTTGCAGATGTGAATGGCTCAACGATGCATGATCTGCGACCATCTCTAGGAGCACCTTCAGAATCAAGGTAAGCACCAGCAGTTAGATAAGTAATCAAACCAGTTGGAGGAGTACCAGCAACACCTACAATGTTTGCAGTATTGAGGGTAGCCATTGCCAATCCATCTCTGTCAATTTTGTTTGCAATCGCAGCGACTGCAGGCTTCAAAACTCTATCGCTGAACATATCTAAAGATAATGCTAAGTCGGAAGTTGTGAATTGGGTATCGACGTGGAACTGAGTAGATAAAGTTACAGGTACAGATGATTCGTTAAAATCTTCTACGTTCAGGGCTGGCCCTGTTGATCCAATAAAGCGTCCAGGTCTACGGACGTTTACTGTGTTACCAATCTTACCACCTACCACAGCGAATTGATCGTCATAATTACGATCTACTTCAGAAGTGAATGTTAATTCGTTCTCCAAGACCATCAACGCTTCGTTGGTGATCTTAGAAATGGTTAGCAAGTTATTTGCCATGATATTTCCTTTATAAAATAAATTAAGTTTTTACCTAATCCTTTTAGCTTGTCTCATTGCTTTGTACTGCGAGTAAGTCATCTTATCTGTATCAGTAATAATGGCTTGCTCACTTGTACCAGCTTTGATTGGACTAATCGGGGCAGGTGCTTTGGACTTCTGGGCAACAGATTTAACAGGTTCAGTCTTTTCAAACTTTGCCTCCAATTTACCTATTTCTCTTAAAGCAGAACTTAGACTTGATTTAGATATTTTCTCTGCTAGTTCTTGGTTTTCAGCCAAATGATAAAGAATTCTAGGACCAACATCTGATTCTAAAATTGCATCTCTCACTTGATCGCTTACCACAACATCAGAGGAAGCTACCATATCATCAAAATCAGGCAATTCAGATTTAGTTGCTTCAAGTTTCTTGTTCCAAGTATCAATAACTTTGGCACGTTCCGCTTGTTTCATTTTTTCTACATCTTCTTGCCTTGCTCTCATTACAGCGTTTTCAGCACTCCAATCAGCCAATGCTTCAGCGTATTCAAACGCATCAACAAATTGATCTGGTCTTGGTTTCTCATCTCTGCTCTGCTCTTTTGGTGCAGCCTGTGACTTGATTGCCTTTAACTCTTGCTCTAATTCTTGTGTTCTGATTCTTGCTTGTTCAGCTTCCTGTTTAGCAAGGTCACGTTGCTTTGTGACTTCATCAAAACGCATCTTTACTTTAGGTTTTGGTTCTTCTGTTGCTTTTTCCTCGTTCTCGACAACTGGTTCACTCTGTTCAATTTCAGCAACTGGCTCTGTTTCTACAGCCTCAGTCGGAGAATCTTCAGCTAAACCTAATTTATTTGCGTAAAACTCGGCACTATTTTCACTTGTTAAAACATTGGCCATCTTTCGAAGCTCCTCAGT